TGACAAATCAAACAGCAGATTTCATCTATCACAAAGAAAATCATCAGGTGATCCCTCTCACTTAATTGCCGCGCTAAACTTTTTTGTCAGTCTGTCGGCCAATGACTATGTGGAGATCATGTGGAGGCCAACAAGCACTAGCGTCAGCATTGAGCATTTTGACGCCAGCAGCTCACCCACTAGGCCAGTTGTGCCATCAGTCATTGCCACACTTTCATTTGTGTCCAATTTGTCTACAGAAACAGCATAATTCAGATATGGCACTCATACCTCTCAAGATCCCACCAGGCGTGTACCGCAACGGCACTGAGTATCAGTCGGCTGGGCGGTGGTATGACGCCAATTTGGTACGTTGGTTTGAGAACACTCTCAGACCTATTGGCGGTTGGCGCAAGCGTTCTAATAGTCAGATGACAGGATCATGCCGAGGTTTATTAACTTGGCGGGATAACAGTGGTGGTAGATGGATTGCTGCTGGTACTCATTCCAAACTGTATGCCATGAACGAGGCTGGGACGCTAAAGGACATCACGCCAACAGGATTTACTGTTGGGCAAGCCAATGCAGCTATAAAGACTGGATATGGGTATGGTCCTTATGGTTCATATGCCTACGGCGTGGCGCGTCCTGATACAGGCGCTGTAACTCCGGCAACGACTTGGAGCTTAGATACTTTTGGGGAGTACCTCATTGGCTGCTCTGACTCGGACGGAAAGATATATGAGTGGCAGTTGGGATTCTCAACGCCAACGCTGGCCGCGGCCATCACTAACGCGCCAACAGGATGTCAGGCTGTGATGTCTACAGCCGAGCGATTTATCTTTGCCTTGGGCGCATCCAGCAACCCTAGATCGGTGAAGTGGTGCGATCAAGAGAACAATACAAACTGGACGGCGTCAGCGACCAGTCAGGCTGGTGACTTTGAGCTGCAAACAGTTGGCTCACTAAAGGCAGGCAAAAAGGTTCGCGGCATCAATTTGCTGTTTACTGATGTGGATGTACACACCGCCAGCTATGTCGGACTGCCTTATGTCTATGCTTTTGAAAAGGCTGGCAGCGGTTGCGGATTGATTTCAGCGCAGGCCGTTGCCGCTATCGACACCGCTGCGATGTGGATGTCTACATCAGGCTTTTGGATATTTGACGGCTTTGTCAAGCCTTTGCCTTGCGATGTCTCTGACTATGTATTTCAGAATCTGAACTACAACCAAGCCAGCAAGGTCTATGCGGTTCATAATTCCAAGTATGGTGAGGTGTGGTGGTTCTATCCATCAAGCGCCAGCAACGAGGTTGATTCATATGTCACCTATAACTATCGCGAGAATCATTGGAATATTGGCTCCATGTCTCGCACAGCAGGCACTGACAGAGGCGTGTATTTGCAGCCACTGATGGTGTCGTCTGACGGCTACATATATGAGCATGAAGTTGGCTATGCCTACGACTCAGGCGTACTGTATGCCGAGTCTGGACCATTGGAAATTGGACAGGGTGACAATGTCATGTCTGTACGCCAAGTTATTCCTGATGAGCAGACATTGGGTGAGGTGGTGGTGAGCTTTAAGTCTCGGCTGTATCCAACATCCACAGAGTCAAGTCATGGTCCATACCCAGCGGCGCAACCAACTGATGTGCGTTTCTCTGGGCGCTTGGTCAAAGTGAAGTACACCGGAAATGTGCTGGAAGACTGGCGTGTCGGCGTGTCCAAGCTGGATATCGTTGCGATGGGTAAGCGCTAATCGTGTCGGCGAAATAGAATCAACGTAAGAGGTAAAACATGAAAGCATCAGAAATCATATTGGCAGACGCTCAGAAAAGAGGAGTGGATGCGACCAAGGCTTTGGGCTTAATTAACAATGCTGTTAAGCAGAAAAAGGCTGTCTTGATGCAAGAGGGAAACTCTGTATTGATGCTGACAAAGATAAGAGATGGGGCGGCAGAGGTTCATCTGTTTACGCAAGATGGTGTGATGGCGTTGGCTTCCGCACTGACTGCTTTTGTAAAAAGAGGGATGGCTCTTGGCATTCAAACTATTTATGGGAAAGCTGACAACCAACAAATTCTTGATTTGCTGAAGAGAGTTGGGTTAAATGTTGTTGCCTCTGATTTACCCCAATACAACTGGAAGGCTGACTTATGAGATTCAATGATCGCAACTTTGCCATTCTTGGCATTCCAGACTTACCCATCAATGCGTTTAGGCACATTGGTGACAGAAAGATTAAGCCACAAGGTGGTGTCTCATCTGTTGTTAATTCAATTGGCGGTGCTATTGATGACACAGTTAGCAGCGTATCTGATACTTTGGCTGACGTTGATGACACTGTAAATGAAGAAATCCCAGGCGGTTGGGTTACTGTTGCCGCAGTCGCTGCTGGTGGCGCTGCTCTTGCGGGTTCAGGCACAGCAACGGCGGCTGGTACAACGGCTGGCACAACGGCTGGCACAACGGCTGGTACGGCGGCTACAGTTAGCCCATATGCGGCGCAGGCGGCAGGCGCTTATGGTGGCAGTGCGGCGGCGGCACAAGCGGCGGCTGCTGGTAATCTTGCTGCCATTCAAGCGGCGAGTACAGCTCAAAATGCATTAAATCTTGGCATTCCTACTGGTGGCGGTATACCTACGGCAGCGCCTAATCAAGTGGCTGCGATGGATGCCAGTCAAATTTCACCATTGACACCAGAAGCTACTGGTAGCGCAGACAAGGCTGCTTTGTTTGGTTCAGAGGGCTATGGTGCTGCTGCAACGCCAACGGAGCTTGCATCTGGTACTGGACTTTTAAGCTCTTTAGGAAATATCGGTTCATCAGCATTGAACTTTGCAACAGCAAATCCAAGTCTTACTGGTTCATTGCTTGGTGCAACAATTGGTGCAATTGGAGCATCAGATGCTCCAACTTCACAAACCACAACAACATTGATGGATCCGCAGCTCAGAGCTGCATATTTGGGAAATTTTGAGACAGCAAAGCAGACGGCGGCTGGCTTGCAGGCGCGTCAGATTGCACAGCCTGGCGCAATGTACACAGGCGCAGAGCAGCAGCTCTACAACCTTGGCATGACGCCATTTGGTGAGGCTGACATTGCAAAATTCTTTAACCCCTACCAAGAGCAAGTGGTGCAGGGTGCTTTGGGCGACATTGAGCGTACACGCCAAATGCAAGAGCAGGCAAACATGGCGAGTGCCACTAACGCTAGGGCGTTTGGCGGTTCACGCCAAGGCGTAGTCTCAGGCATGACCAACGAGGCGGCATTGCGTCAAGCAGCCACCACTGGTGGTCAGTTGCGTCAGGCAGGATTCAATACTGCCGCCAACCTTGGACTGGCAGCGCGTCCCATGGACATTGCAGGCTTGCAGACTTCATTGGGTCTTGGCACTACACGCACTGCTCTTGAGCAGGCAAGGCTTGATGCATTGCGTAATCTAGGCACTGAGCGTTTGCAGTTGACATCAGGCGCTTTGGGTATAGGTCTACCCAATTTGGGTGGATCAACTAATCAGCCACTGTACTCAAGTCAATCAGGAAGTGCATTGTCAGGTGGTCTGACTGGCGCCTACATTGGCTCTTTACTCGGAAAGTAAAAAATGGCGACATACGAAGAAATTCAAGCGTTTTTGGACAAGCCAACGGAATTTATACCACTGACCATCAGAGATCGCGGTCAAGGCCAATCATTCTCAGGCTTGCTTGGTGATATGTTTGGCGGTGGTGGCGTTAGTGGACTTGAAGAGTATTTGACGCCAGCTCAGACTGAGCAGATGAATCGTCAGGCTTTGTTGCAAGCTGCCATTGCAGCGACACAAGCCAGCGCACCAAGCACAGTGCCACGCGACTTTATGCAGATACTTGGCGCAGGACTCGCTGGTGGTCAGCAAGGTTATCAACAAGCGCAGCAGGGTGCTATGGCTCAATTGCTCACCAAGCAAAAGCTGGATGAGGCTAAGAGAGCGCAACAATCTCAATTGGCGTATCAAAACTTTCTAACTGCTCAACCTACAGTTGGCGCAGAGATCACGCCACAGCAGGCCATATCAACGCCT